TCTTTTACATCTGGACCACCATACTCTTTTATTTTTAAAATTGTTGGTGGAATACCATACGCATTCACAATAGCTTGAATAGACTCTTTTGTTCCTTTTCTTTTAAGAATGTAAGGCATACTTGTAAGAACTCTACCCCATATTTCTCGTTCAATATCTTTTTCTGATTCTGTTGAATAAGTAGTATATGTTGATGAAGTTGCTGAACCACTTAATTGGTATCCTTTTATATACCTATGTAAATCTATTAATTCTTTACCTGATGGTTGTTTCCAACCAAACGCATTAGAAACTGCCCATACTAAATCTTTTGATAATCCTTTTGTTAAATCCTCTCGTCTATCATATATGTCTCCAAACGCTTTAATATAAATCCATATATTATCATAATAGTGTCCTACCATATCCAAGAAGTCTAAAAATGGTTGATTCTCAGAATCTCTTTTAACATATTCAGGAATTAAATTTATCAAACGATTTGGATTATTTTGGTCGTATATAGAAGCCGATTCAACATTACTATTATACCAAGTAGTCGCGGCTGACGCTGTAATACTTAATGGATTATGTGGTTTTGTTGAATTTTCTTTTGGCCAAGAAGTATCAAATTCTAATCCAAACGAACTTGAATTTGCTGATGAACTTTGGAAATATAAATATTTTTCATAATGGTCAAAATTGTTTGTAATATTATATTTTAATTCTTCATTTTTAACAATCTCTGAAGTAAATACTGCACTTGCTGTCAATGCAGCTAATGAACCACTTTCCTTTGAATAGTATTCATATCGTTCCATTTTTGTTCTAAAATTTTGAATCCTTTTTTCTACTGAACCGAATATAGAATAATTACCATAATCATTATAATCAACATTAATATCTGCTTGATTGCTACCACTCAAAATTTCATTAAATAATGAACCTGATAAAAAATTATCTGTGGTATATAAATCTTCTAAACTTTTTTCTTGTGTTCTTGCATTATTAATATAATCTATCGATTGGTCATTTGGTTGTCGTAATATAGGGTCTCCTAATTCCGCGTCATTGAAAGGAAACAATCTTATTTTTTCCCTAATAGGTTCTGCCATTTCCTTGATAATAGATACATTTTGTTTTATTTGAACATTGTCTGGTATTTCATTATATGTTTTTAAAACAACTGAATAAGGTTCTATTTTTATTGTGTCTGCATCTACTTGTGAATTAACAATAATTGATTTCTGGTTGTTTCCGAAATCAATTAAAGTATTTAAATCTCTATAATCTGTTGTATTATATTTAATTGCCCAATTAGAACTTTGTTCAAAAGTTTTAGGTGAATGGTCTGAATTTAAATCATCTGATAGTGCTTTTCTGGTTGTAACTACATTGCCTTCAACATTCTTAATAATTGAACGAAATCTTGTATAAATTTTATTTGGTATATCTGTAACAACTCCACCTTGTCCTGTTGATGTATCAGTCGTTTCTTCATCACCAACTGTAAATGAATAATCTACTACTTTAAAAACACCAACAGTTTTATATGGTTCTTCATAACCTGTGTAATCATCTTCTTCCGAAACCCATACAACTACTTCAACACCCCAATTTCCTTGTTGATTACTAAAATCAATCGTTCTTGTAAGTTCCATACTTCTTTTAGATTCACCGTATGGTTGTCCGTTTCTTGTAAAATTAAATTGAACACCTGTAATTTGTTCAAATTCATCATTATTTGGTGATACCGATATACTACCTTTTTTCTTACTATTGGTAACAGTAAAAGTTTGGTTTCCACCAACGAGTGAAAAATTAGGGCCATATTTTAATCTTAAGTCCATTAGTAATTAATTCCTTGTTTTGTAAATTTTTCAAGAGCTCTTCCAAGACCTTCAAAATTTTTATAAGATGGTAATACACAAAATAAATTTGGTCTGTATATTTTAATTCCTCTTCGTGCACCATTTACCTCAAAAGTTAAATTAAATTCTACATCATATAATCCACCAAATCTCTGGTGGTTTGTTGAGATAGGAAGAAGAGTCTTTGTTCCGTTTCCGAAAAATTTTATACCTGATGTGTTTTCAAATGTGTTTGATGAATCAACCAAATCACGACCTTTTATTGTTGCTGTTAATTCTGCACCCATTGATTCATTTATTTTATTTAAATCTGCAACAGTTGTGTTAATTTCTATTGGAAAACCACCACTTAGTGCTATCGTTTTATAACCTATGGTATAAGCTCCACCAAAAAACGGGATACCACTATCTCCTTTTATTTCTGCTGCTATATCTGCTATATTTCTCTCAGCTTTGAAATCTCCGTCAGTTCCTGTATATGAAAATAAATTGTTGTAAAAATAATCCGAACCTGTTCCATTACTTTTATCACCAATTTTAATTGATTCGAAGACATAGTTACCAACTTTATGACAACCAATACTAAATCCATCATTTTCTACACCTAAATCGGTTAAGTCCATTATTTCAAATGCATCATTAATCATAAGTTCACCACCAATTAAACTTTTGTCTAATGTAATATTACTATTACTATCTAATGTAAATTCTGTTGAAGTATTACTTGCTGGATTCTTAAATTTTAAAATATCTTTTCCTGATGATATTCCTTCTAATGTTGGATAGATTACTGTTGATTGTTCTCCTAATCCACTAAATTCTTTTTTATATTGTTTATCTTTAATTGGTAAAGTTGCTAATCTAACTTCTTTTTTATCATTTGATACTTGATGAACATAATACTTATAATCTAATTCTTCTAATTCTTTTTCTGTTCCTTGTTCAACGATACTACCATCAATTAGAACATCATATTCTCCAGTATAAATCTTTTTATTACTATCAACTAAAACTGTTTGATTACTACCCGCTATTTCTCTAAAAAAACTAAATTCTATATCATAATCACCAGAAAAATATCCATTTCGTCTTAATATAATACCAGGATTAATATCAAATTGTCCACCAGTATTAACATATTGATTTGGTTCGTCAAGGCGTATAGAATCTAAAAAAGTTCCATTTGTATTAAAAATATTCATTTCAATATAATCTCTTGGTGAATTACCAAATACAATTCCCTCGTTACGGCTACCCTTTAAACCAATAGTAGTTTTCTTTCCCATTGAAAGAATATTATAATCTGAATCTGATATTCTTGTTTTTTGTTTTTTGTCTATCCAGTGTGCCATTTATTATCTCGTATTATATTTCATAGGTGTTCCTAATGGAATGAAATCTAAATCTTCTTTTTCAACTAAAAGTATTTCGTGTTCAATAAATGATGAAAGTAAAGTTCCTATATAAGAATTAAAAATATGAAAATTTGGAAATTGTTTTCTAACATTGTTTTCTAAATAATATACTTGTAAATAATTTTCAATAGTTTCTTCTTGTGTATTAACACTTGGATTATTCCAATCAGAAGAAGCTATTATATCACCATTTACTAAATCTATTGTATATCCATCTGTTCTTTCATTTGGAATTTTTCTTGAAGGGGTTAATAACGATGGTGATACAACAGTTCCATCATCATCTGGGTCTTGAAATAATTTTGGTTCTAATAAATTATGATTCGGTGCGTCAAATAATCTGACTCTTGATAATGATGTTGGTGTTTCTATTAACTGAGAAAATTTTGTATCTATGGTAATATCAAATTTTTGTCCTTTTGAAAAAAGTGGATATTGATTTGGTCTTACAATGTGTTGTTCTGGGCTATCTAATCCTGCTCGTCTAAATGGTTCTTTTAGTCTTACTTCATCATCAATGTTTTCAAAACTTAAAAGAACACCATTTTCATCAACCATATGTTGTCTTTCATTTTCTTCTTGTTCTGTTTCAGTTTCTTTTAAATAAGAATTATATTTATCTCTTCTTGCTTTAATCTTATCTTGATACCATTGATAAGTTTCTAATTCTGCTCGTGTATAAGGCATTTTATTACCTCACTATTTTGAATATATGGTCATTATCAAGTATATGTTCAACTCGTGTATTTCCACTACCACTTACAACTTTGTAAAGGAAACGATAGTGTCGTTCTGGTTGGAATGCGTTTAAATCTAATCTGAAAAAATTACTTGTTCCGTCACAACTCAAATAAGAACCTGTTGAAAATGGTATAACTTCGTCTTCTGATAAAGCATCTCTAACTGAATATTGACTATGACTTGGTATAAATTTTACTGTAAGATTTTGAGAACTTGTCGAATAAGTTCTTGTTGGAAATCTTTCACGACCATATACTCTAAATTTTACTTTTGATTTTTCCTTATATTCTTGTCTAATACCTTTCATATAAACAACGACATCATCAACATCATCTGCACCTAAAGTTGATAATGAACCAGTATTAAATGTTGAATCATCATATACCACTTCTAATTTTGGTGGATAGATTGTATGTGTGTCTCTTGAAAAGAATGAAAAATTTCCAAGTCTATTTGTGCTTCCTTCGTCAGTAGCACTATCATCATTTCCATAACTACCTGAACGCTTTACAATAAATCCTTCATTTGCGATTGAACTACTCAACCATTTTTTCATAATATCGGTAACATCCATTCTCATATCAATTGTTTCGTGATTAAATGATTGTGAACCTTCATAACCACTACCACTAAACCAAGTTCCACCAATATCATTTGAACCACTTACCCATTGAGTTCCTGTATTTTCACCATCTCGGTATTTCCAAGAAACCCCTTCTGTTGTGGCTGGTTTATCAAAAAATCTCCCATCACCTTGTATCCAAGATTGACTTACTGGGTATGCATATAAAGATTGACTTGTTGTTAATTCTGTTGATTTAGCATCATATAAATTTAAATAGTATCTTGCGTTTTCAGGAATAGTTCCTGCTACTACTGATGAAGATATATTAGCTATATTAAATTTGACTACAACTCTTGATGTATTAATTACTGATGCGTCAATATTAGTGTCCTTGCGAACTTCTAATATCTCATCTAACCCAGTATTTCTACTTTGGGTTGTGCTACCCTCATAAAGTGTTGCGTCTTTTTCTGCAAATGTAAAGAAATGCATTATTAATCTCCTGTGTTAGTTCCTTCTACCGAACCTCTGATATCTTTTAATGGATATTTTAATTCAAAAATACTTGGGTCAAGTGACGGATAAACTATGTTATTTTTATTGGCTCCAACTATATCGTAAGCATTACCACTATATCCTTCTGATGTTTTATATCTATTCACTATTCCAACATTAACTACTGATGCTACTCCATCTACCAATGAAATATCATATGCTAAATCACTCAACATAATTGGTTGATTAATTTGCCATCTATCAATATCAAAAAATTCTTTAACTCTATTTGAAGCTTTTAATAAAACTTCTTGTTGATTAAAGTTTGTTTTTGTTACAATACTATAGTTTACACCAATATTAATAATATATCCATTTTTAATATTAACTGCGTCTGTTATTGGTCTGAATCGTGACAAATAAATTTTTAAATTTTCTTTTACTGCATCATTCACAATAGAAAGTTGTTTGTTTGAATTATATCCAAGAATATATAAATTCAATGCTAATGGATTTGGTATTCTACTTGATAATTCTGATATTGGTTTACCAACATCTGCTTCTGTAATAATAAGAGAACTTTGTGGTGTTCCACTTAATTGGTCATCTTGAACTATATGTGCTTTTGAAATGTTACCATATTTGTCTGGTAATGCATATATTCTAATAATATAATCTGATTTAGTGACTGCTCTACCTTGTGCTTGGAAATACGCTTTAATATTTTCTCGTAGTTCCTCAACTGTTTCTGCTCCAAGTCCACCACTTGACGCTTCTGGATTTGATATTGCTACCGATGCTTTTACTGTGTCTACCGTTGATGTGGTTAAATTTGTTTCATCAATCTCATATGTAATTCCTGTTATCTTTGTAATATCTCCTGAAGGAACATTATCTTGCATTCCACCACCATAAGAATATTTCACATTCAATGTTGTATTAGCTGGTGCTTGTCCATATGTTTTTGTTTTTAAGAAATTAACTGGGTCAAATGTTTCTAATATTTTTGAAGGACTATCTGGTAAGCTAGAACCAACTGAATCTGGGTTAGGAATTATTTCCTCGTCTGGATTATCACTAACACCTGCTCCAAATCGTAATTCTGTTTTCCCGTCTGGTCTTCTATAAGTTGTAAATCGTCTTGATACTCTTTTTAATTTTAACAAATAAGGAACATCACTTGAATATTGAGAAAGTGATGGGTCATTATCAGAAACATTTTCAACTTCATCAAACACCGTATCTTGTGCTAATGAGTCGACTTCGTGCCATATATTACCGTCTGAATCACTTACCCTTATTATTTCTACAATATTAGAATTTGCTAATTTAATTCTTGAATATTTTTTTGCTCCAGTAAATGTGTGGTCTTCATCTGTTACTACTCCACTTTCTGCTTGCACTTCTTTTTTTAATAAATAAAATGTTGGGGTATTATCTGCACTTCTTTCAAATATATCTACTTTTCTTGGTGAAAAGGGTGTATCATACTTAAAATTACAATCTTGTATAGTTCTAAATGTTGTTCCGTTAGTAGATTGAATTCTTGCTCCATTTGGAATATTTAATGCATAATCATAATCTGGTTGTATACTTGTGGTTGTTCCTGTTGCTGGAACTAATTGAAATACTTCTAATTTTACATTAGAAGGAGCTGTTAATCTTGGTTTATATCCAAATGTTTGTGCCATTGAATAAAGAGTTCTGAGTTCTTCTGAATATCCCAATAATGATTCTTTAAATTGTGAATCTACATAATATGACATTACATCACCGACATATGCTGCCATTTCAATAAACATCATACCAGGTGATGATTCATTAAAATCTTTATAAGTGTTTGGATAATATTGTTTAGAAAATTCAATCAAATTATTTCTAATTTGAGCGAAATCTTTATTTAAATATTTTACTTCTTTATTTACTTTTGGCATTTATTCACTCCTAATATCCAGAATTTATTGCACTTGTTGTTTCTGTTGTATTGTCAAAATTTAAGGTAATAGAATCAAATCTATTTGGTTCGTAATTTAAAGAAAAATCTAAATCAACTTTTGTTTGATTTGGATTTGTTTCATCTTCTATTATACTTACACTTGATATTACTATGTATGGTAACCAAGTAGACATTGCTTCCTGTATTTCCTCTTTTATTCTATCTGTTAAATCTTCTGTATATTGTTCAAATAATAATGTTCTTAAGTTAGAACCAAAATCAGGTTGCATAACTCTTTCACCTTTTGCAGTTAATAACAAATTTTTTATATTATGTCCTGATTGTTCTAAAGTAGTTTCTGTTAGTCCAAATAAACCTGCTCTATCTCTTGTGAAAGGCAGTTTTAAACCAATACGAACATCTGGGTTTAAATCATTTTCTCTTGCACTTGCCATTATTTACCTTTTTTCTTATCAAGAGCTTTTATCCT